CATGGAGAAGACAAATAATCTTTCCTACTTTATTGCTCCTTCGGAAGATGGGTTCAGAACTAACAGTTACATCAATGGTGTGAATACAAGACAGGGTGGTACTTATGTTGACCACTTTATGAATACTATTATTGATTCGTTAACAGTCAAAATTAAAAGACGTCATAAGGTCGAAGTATTAAAGACAACGATCAAGAGTGGTATTACATTCGTTATGTTTGCTCGTAACTTTGTGAATCCTAAATTTGATTCTCAAACAAAAGAACGTCTAACTAATCCAATCGGTAATATCAAGGAACACCTAGATATCTGTCAGGTACGTGATGCTGAGTGGCTTGCGAACAAGATATTAAATACTCCTGATATAATTGATCCTATTATTGAAGCTCAACTGGCAAAGAAGCTAGCCGCGGATAGAAGAGCTGCAACCTTGGCTCAGAAAAAGTTACGTAAGGTAAAAGTTGCGAAACATATCTCTGCTAACAAAGATGATGCTACTCTGAAAATTGTGGAAGGTGATTCGGCAATGGGATTCTTATTAAAGGTACGTGATCCTGATACGATTGGAGCTTTTCCATTACGTGGTGTGATTATGAATACCTGGGATATGAAACCTGCTGAAGTATTAAAGAATAAAGAACTATCGGAATTGGTAGCAGTTCTGGGTCTCGATATTAACGATCCAGACAGTGTGGACAATATGACATACAAATATATTGCCACATTAACTGATGCTGACCATGACGGTATAGGACATATCAGTCCACTGTTAATTGCATTCTTTTACAAATTTTGGCCTCGATTACTTTTGGAGAATCGTGTTCAAATTACAAGAACACCAATTATGATCTCAACAAAAGGATCTACGGTTAAATGGTTCTATACTTATGAAGATGCTCAGGAGTTCAAAAAGAACGACGGATATAAGCATAGATATATTAAAGGTCTTGGTTCCTTAACTGAAGATGAATACCATAACATTATTAACAAACCTCAGTATGACACTGTTACTGTTGATGATGCTTCGGTATTTCAAATGATGTTTGGAAAAGATTCAAGTTTAAGAAAGGAGTATATGTTCGCATGAATTTAGAAATGTTTACTGAAACGCTATTGGGTAAAAACTATCCTATCTCAAAGGTTGCTTCCAACGAATGGAAATCATTCGCGATGTATACTGTTGAGAGCAGAGCAATACCTAATATGATTGATGGACTGAAACCTGTTCAAAGGTTCTACCTTTATTCTTCTTTATTAAATAGCAAGAAGGATTTCAAAAAGGTATCTGCAGTCTCTGGTATTATTTCTGACTACGGTTATAATCATGGTGAATCATCTGCCGCTGGTGCAGGACAACTCATGGCCGCAGAATGGAATAACAACATTTGCTTAATTGAAGGTCGAGGATCATTTGGTACTCGATTGGTTCAAGAAGCTGGTGCTGCTCGTTATGTCTATTCAAGAGTACATGACAATTTCAACAAATACATAAAAGATGTTGATCTTGCTCCTATTCACGAAGATCCTGAACACGAACCGCCTCAGTTCTATTTGCCTATCATTCCTTTGGTACTTGTAAATGGAACAAAAGGAATCGCAACTGGATTCGCAACGAATATACTACCGCACAACCCAAAAGATTTAAAGAAGGCTTGTATTCAATATTTGGATAAAGGTAAAATTACCACAAAGCCTAAAGTTATGTTTCCTGAGTTTAAAGGAACAGTCGAACAATCAAAAGAAGACCCAACAAAATATGTTTCGTATGGTATCTTCAAACGCACTGGTAAAACAGGCGTCTCCATCACAGAGGTACCATACGGCTTTGACCGAGAAGGTTATGTTAAGGTACTCGATAAGTTGGAAGAAGAAGGAGATATCGTATCCTACGAAGATAAATGTAATAAGGACGGTTTCCGTTTTGAAGTAAAGCTTAAACTTTCTTCTGTTAAATGGAATGATACCAAACTTATTAGCAAGTTTAAACTCAGTAAGCCATTCGCTCAAAACCTCACAGTGATTGATTTTGATGGCAAACTTCGAGAATACACAGATGCTCGAGACCTTATAAAGGACTTTTGTGATTACCGTTTAGGTATATTGCAGCAGAGAATTGATGCTCGTATAAAAGAGTTTAATGAAGAGGTCCGTTGGCTTAATGTTAAAATGGAATTCATTCAAGCAAATATTGATGATCGTATAGTATATAAAAATAATACTAAAGAACAGGTCGTCAATCAAATAATGCAAGAGACGTCTGCACTAGGAGGTGACACAAACAGATTGCTCGCATTAAGTTTCTTAAATGCAACCAATGAAGAGATTGTAAAGTTAAAGAAACAGATTGAAGAATCTAAAACAACATTAAGCTTTTGGCAAAAGACAACCCCTAACGAACAATTTACAACTGACTTGGAGAATGTATAATGGATAGTGTAATTACTCAAATTGAAATAGACACATCAGGATTTGTATCCGAAGAAGGATTTGGTGTCTGCGTTTATATGGGAGAAGGTTCTTGTGATCCTGTCGTAGAAACCACATTTGACTTTGAGACTTTAATTGAGAATCACTTTGAAGGTTATTTGATTGGTGATAAAATTAGACCTATTGATATTCCTGATGCAGAACTATTAGTTAACAAATTAGAACAAATGGCGAAGTATGCTCGTAATATGCTCGAGGATTATACATTAGCCGAGGAAGAATAAATAATAATGAATAAACTTAAATTGATATGGAAATACTCATTAGGTGGTTTCTCTGACGATAAGACAGAACCTTATGACGATTATGTTATGTTATTAAGAACGATTATTGTTGGAGTAAACTTTTTAACGTGTTTCTTTATTATGGCAAATACTATAAGGCATTGGTGACATGAGCAGAAAAGAAGATTACGAAAATCAAGATACTAACAAATATTTAAACCTACATTTATCAACAGACGGATTACCCTTACCAGATGTTAATGCACAATTCATTGAATTCTTTCATAGGATGGATTACAAATGGTGGCGTGATGTTGAGCCAGGTGATGTTGTTGTTGATATTGGTGCTTGTGTTGGGTTCTTTGTCGCTCACGCTCTTGATCGTAAAGCTTCTAAAATATATGCTATCGAGCCTTCAAGACCTCATCTCAAAACTCTTATCCGCAATGTTTCGGATTACTTTATTGATCACGGCAAGATTCCGGTTATTCCAATCGAAGCAGGAATAGGTTCTACCGCAAATCATTTTAATAATGTATTCTCTGAATACGATGAATTTAAAAAGATGTCATTTCTTGATCTTGTTGTAGATTATAATATACCAAGTATTGATTACCTCAAAATAGATTGTGAAGGTGGAGAGTATGGAGTCTTTACCGAATTGAATATGCCTTATTTAACTACAAACGTTAAACACATAGCAGTTGAGTTTCACTTAAGCTGTTATCCTGGTGCTGCAAAGCAATGGCAAAAAGTAAGAGACAATCTATTACCTCAGTTCAAAAAAGTACGATGGATGGACAAGAAACACATGGCATTGGCTGCTGATGATAAATGGTTAGCTGCTGGTGATTGGTCCAAGTGTTGTGCATTCATGGTCTATCTTACCAACGAAGAATAATTACACCGACTCAATTCTAATAAATAATACTATACAAGAAAGGTATTATTTTACTAGGATTAACAAATGGCTGAAATTATTAATAACTACTTATCTCCTACTAATTTTACGATTAGTATAGAGAGACTCCCAAATGTAGAATTCTTTACTCAAAAGCTTACGATTCCGGACATAACCGCTACTGCACAAACCATTAGCAATCCGCTGGCCAACATATATGAATATGGTGATAGGTTGGATTATGGCGAACTGCAGACTACGATGATTATTGACGAAGACATGAATAACTATAAAGAGATCTTAGATTGGATCCAAGGTTATTCTGCTCCAGAAACTTCCACACAAAACAAGTTAAGAGAAAAGATTGGTTTTGAATCAGACTTAATTTGCACTATCACAAACTCCCACAAGAATCCTCATGTAAGATTTACATTCAAGAATTGCTTTCCTATTGGTTTAGGTGGTGTTAGTCTTGATGTAAACAATACTGATGTAGCATATGCAACTACAAACGTGTCATGGAGATACGATACTTTTATTATGGAACAAATATAACAAGAAACCTTTATTATGAATTATGATTTTATTGAGATAGGCACTTCGGACTTTGACGCTCTTATTCAAACAGCAACTCACGACACCGCTGGGTTATCTATTGATCCTATACAATTTTACTTAGACCGTTTACCAAATAAAAATAACGTTAAGAAACTCTGTTGTGCGGTTTCTTTTGATGGTGAGCGCGGTAAAGATAAAGTATACTATATACCACTTCATACCATTTATGAACATCAATTTCCACTTTGGATTCGTGGTTGTAATGCAGTAGGTGATTATCACTATCAACACAAAAAGCATAAACTTGAAAAGCTTGTTAAGACAATAGATATTGACTGTATTCCACTTAGTGAAATCTTTGAAGAGAATGATGTTGATAAAGTAACTGTATTAAAGATAGATACTGAAGGCGGTGATTGTAAAATACTTCAATCGTTTATTCCTTTTCTTTTATCAAGAGATAAAGATCGTTGGCCTGTTTGGATTGAGTTTGAGACAAACATATTAACACCTAAAGAAATAGTTGATGAGACAATAGACTTATACATTGACCTTGGTTATAAAGTAGCAAGACGTGGAGTTGGAGAACAAAACTCTATTTTAACTATTGACATTTAACCTAAAGTTTGATATAATAGTAATGTATTTAAAAACTTGAGATAGATTATGGACACAAATGATATAGCAGCAATATGGGCAGCTGATTCACCAATAGATGAAACAAACCTTGTTGGTGAAAGCAAACGAATTCCCGAACTACACAGCAAGTACTATAACTTGTATTACAGAGAAGTCCTTCGTGTCAAAAAATTAAAAGCAGAATATAAAGAATTAGAAATGGAGAAGCGTAACTATTACGATGGTTCAATGGATGAACTAACGCTGAAGGAACATGGGTGGAAACCATTTCAAAGAAAGGTAATAAGAAACGATTTGGATAAACATATTCAAGCAGATAAAGATATTATCAAACTTAGTTTGACAATTGATTTTCATACTGCTAACGCAAACTATCTTGAAGATATTATTAAAACAATACACAGTAGAAATTTTGTAGTAAAGAATATGATTGATATTCTGAAGTTTCAGTCAGGAGATTATTAATGTGGGATAAATTTTTAGAGTGGGGTTGGAGGCAAGAAGCCGACAGACAAAACGAAGTAACACAAAGAACAGTTGATGTGATGGCAGATGATGTCGATCCAAACGAAGTTACTATTGAGAATGCTTATAAGACAAGATGGATTTGGTATCATACAATTTTAGCAATTGGTATTTTCTTTACCAATATTCTTTTGACCGCAATTCTTGTAATATTAGCAATTAAATTATGAATCCATACGTAAACGATATACCTACTGAATTAAAAGAAACCATTTATAATGGCTTTTGTTCTATACAGGAAATAGAAGGAATTACTCCTCGAGTAAGACAGGGTATGTTGCTTGCGTTAACAAGTATGTTAAAAGAATATGGTTGGGCAGTCATTGGTATTACTGAAGCAGCTGCACTACGTATTCAAGAGAACGAATATAAAAGACCGAAGAAAATCAACCGTTCACATATCTATTCAAGAAAAGAAACTTCAGATATTTTGTTTTCAAAAGAATGGACCTTTAATGAATTCTGGGATTTCTTTTTAAAACGAGATTGTTGTATATTAGCAACATCAAAAGAAAATTATTCAAAGGAGCCTGAAGACTTGTGGAGAAAGGTACCAAAAGGTATGTTTCAATCCGTAGGGTTTGCCTTTAAAGTTGGTAAAGAAGAAGCAAGTTGGCTTCAGGAACAATTATGAGTGAAAGAATAGAAGTAGAATATATTAATTCGGTCTATATGCGAATTAAAGCTGACTCAGGTTTAAAGGTTGAACTATCAGAGTTCTTTGCGTTTAAACCAGAAGGCTATCAGTTCAGCCCTAAATATAAAGCAAGAGTATGGGATGGAACAATTAGACTCTTTCAACCAATGCGTCCTGTATTGTATGTTGGTCTATATCCACACCTAAAGAAGTTTTGTGAACAAAGAGATTATATTTTAGAAGCACCAAAAGAGATTGGCGAACCAGAAATTATCGAGGATGGATATGTTGAAGAATTGGCTGAAGAGATTGGTTGTAAGTTTAAACCAAGAGACTATCAAATCGAATATATCAATAACGCTTTGCGTAACCGCAGATCTTTATCTTTATCACCGACATCATCTGGTAAGTCTTTAATTATTTACTTAATACAACAACACTACTATCAAGCCTTTGGTCTAAGAACATTGA